AAGATGGCTGCTGGAGAGATAGAGTATAGTGGTAAGTTATTAGAAGCAAGACAATCGGACTGGAAAGACGAAGCAGTTTTGATAATTCTCACTTTGCCAATATTGGTAATTGCTTGGGGTGTATTTAGTGATGACCCAAACGCATCTCAAAAAATTAAAGAGTTCTTTGAACAATTCCAACAGCTTCCCAGTTGGTTCACAAATTTGTGGATTCTTGTAGTGGCATCAATATATGGTATTAAAGGAACACAAATATTTAAAGGTGGTAAAAAATAAATGATTGATAACTTTTTTTATAAAGCTTGTGGTTTAATAGATAATTTATTTTCATGGTTAGAAACTTACTCAATTAAATTTACTACTTGGTTATGGCACTCAAGAGTAAACATACTACGAAAGAAAAGACAAAATGAGAGACACAAAACTTCTAGAAGAATTTAAAAAAAAGGTTGAAAGAAAACTTAAAGAGATGAACATATTTAAGAACCTTAGAAAAGAAGTAGAGACTGGTGCGAATGGTACTCAGTCTTATATAATAAAAGAAGGTGTTAACAAAGGTAAAAAAGCAACTAAATAATATGGAATGTAGTTATGAATTATTATTTTACAGGTTTATTAATCTTAGCTTTTGTATTGTTAGCATTATTTGGAGGACCTAATATATGAAAATATCTGAAAATACATCAGTAAGTATGCCAGTTAAAAATATGATAGGAATTGTAGTAGGAGTAGCTATGGGTGTGTTTGCATATACAGAAGTTACTGCTAGACTTACCAGTTTAGAAACATCAAGAGAATTATTTCAAGCAGATTTATTAAAAAAGTCAGAACAAAAACCAACTGACCAAGAACAATTTATGTTAATAGAATCGTTGTTTGAGGATGTAGAAAAATTAATTGAGAATCAAGAACAAAATATGACTAACAAAGTTAATATAGAATTTTTAAAAACTCAATTAGAAAAAGCATTAACAGATGTAGAAGAATTAAAAGATAAGGTAAGAGCAAATGGAAACAGTCATTAGTACAGTCGTGGCATTATGTATGTTCGTAGCAGGGGAACTAAAAGAACATAGAATACAACCTGCAATGAGTGATTGTTTAAAAGGTAAAAGGGTTGCAGAACGTGGAGCAAATGATAATATTGAATATAAATGTGGTAAAGTAAAAGCAGAACTAGAAGAAAATATAGATGGTTCAAAAGCAATTAAAAAAATAGTAAAGGAATAAACATGAAAAAAAATTGTAATAAATGTAAAAAAGAATTTGAACCTAAAGACGAATTAGATATGTTTTGTAGTCAACAATGTAAGGAAGAAGCTTTAGCTGATTTAGATAAGGATAGTGATGAGTGTTTATCTTGTCAATAAGAAAATAAAATTATGACAGCAGCAAAAATTTATGTATTAACAATATTATTATGTTCGGTAGGACAACCTAAATGTATTGTACCACAAGTAATTACTGAACATAAAACTCATTATGAGTGTGTTAAACATGGGATGGGTGATGGTTATGAAATTTTATTTGGAAGTGATTTAACTAAACAACAAATTAATGATAGTAAACTTTATATTAAATTTAGTTGTGTTGTTAAAGATATAGTTGAATCCTAAGAATGAAAAACATCTGAAGCAATTTTTTCTAAGTCGTCAGTCAACATATTAAACTTAGCATCACATTCTTTTAATAATGCTTTAATAACTCCAGCATTTTCTTTTTTAAAATGTAAATGAATTTTATCTAAAGGATATTTAGATAACTCTGTAATGAATTGTCCTTGATTATTTATTATTAATTTAAAGCCCATCAAGTGTGCTTCTTTTCTTTTAACTCTTTTCTTTTGTTTAAGTTTTCGATTGGTTTTCATGCTTCTCTTTCAATAAGTCAACAAGAAAATCATCATCATTCTTCTCGCTTCTAAGTTTAGTTATAGGATTAGTACCTTGTTTATATGTTTCAATAGTTCTAATTCTAACAGGGTTAGTCATAAAGACAGGAAACTTAGGATTATCTAAAGACTTAACCATAAAGAAACCATCTTCAGCAACGCCAAATGTTTCTACTCTTTTAATGTCTATATCATCTGAGCCTATTAGACAAATTCTTAAATTATAAATTTCTTTTTTTTCAGGTGGTTTAATATTCTTACCATTTAATCCTACTATATTATTTGTCATTAATAATTTCCTTGTTATGTATTTCTTCTATAAGAACAGGTGCAACTTCTCCTTGTTGTCCATCATCATCAGCTAAACTATCTACACTTTCAGTATACATTTCATTTAACTTTTCATTGTTTCTTGTTATCTTTAATTTAAGATGGTCTTTCAAAGCATCAATCTTAACATGAAGAATTTTATCTAAATGTCTGTTAATACCATACATAGGTAAATCATTTAATGCTGATATGATTCTACGAAAACCTCTTGCTCTTTTTTCTAATTGTGTTATCTGTGATTCGTTAGTCATAGTCTCTCTCCAATATCATTTCTAAATAGTGAATTGCTTTTTCTATATCTTTTTGTTTTCCTTTTTTAGAGTGTCTACAAATATATTTAATTGCATTACCTTCTGCAAATAATAATTGATTTTCATTTATAAAATGAGCAGGTTGAATTTTCATACCTTTGTAGTGGTCTCCATCAATTTGCTTATTTAAGCTATCGTAAGCTACTCCTTTAAACATTTCTTTACTTGGCATTATAATAGTTCCTCTTGTCTTCTTAATTGTTTTTCAGTTGGTTGTAACATAGCATTTAAATCATCAATTGTCAACTCTGAATTTTTTTTTAACTTCTTTACTATCCATTTATAAGACCAAGGTTGTAGTCTAAATTGTTCTTGTCTATCATAATAATGAGTTTGATTAGGAATAAAATCAAATACATTTTTATAATTAATCTTACTAGCTTCTTCTTTAGACAACAAAGATTGTAACCATGCAACAAGTATATGTCTTGCTTTTCTTCTAATAGGTTTCATTTTTTTACTATTCATTTTCTTTCTTTCCATGACAAACTTCATATGAAGCATTACAATCTTTACAACTATAATTACTTACAAATAAGTATTCATCACTATCATAAACATCTTCAGCATCAAAGTCATTACCCCATATTATATCACCATTACAAATAAAACATTTCATTATTTAAGTTCCTTGAAATTAGTTTCTCTATCAAAGTATTTATATTCTACTATAATAGGTTCAAATGTTTCTAAACATTCTAACACATCTGTTTTCTTAAATTCTTTACAAGAATAAACATCTAACTGGACTAAAGCAGGTTGTTGTTCATCCCATGTATGAATACCAATATGAGAAGTATCTATAATAGCAACACCACTTAATCCTTTATTACCTTTCTTAGTAACTCTAGATGAATAAGGTCCTGCTAGTATATTCATATCTATTTTATTAATTAAGTTTTTCATCCAAGCAACTGTATCTTCTTCAGTAGCTAAAGGTTTTTTTACCTCTGCTCTAATTAGAAGATGCTTGTGTTTCAGTTCTTTTTCCATAGTTTTCTAATTGTTCCTTATATTGATTTGTAATTTCATCTACATTAGGTTCTTTAACAACCTTAGCTAACATAACATTCTTATTAGAATATTTAAATACTCTTAAACCTTTACCATCATTAGCATCAGAATGACATTCCCATTTGTGTGGACAAAACATACAACCAGTAGCTAAAGTTTTGTTACCATTCTTTTCTGTTTTATATTCATAACATTTTTCTGGAGGAGTGTCTTGTTCTAAAGCAGTATTTAAATTTTTAATTAAAGATTTAACATTAGGTTTAGCCATATCATCTGGTTTGTAAAAACAAATATCACCAGAAGATTTATCAACAACAAGAAAGCCACCTGCTTTTGTATTACAACCTTCTTCATAAGCTGCTAATTGTGCATGATAACCGAAAGGGTCATCACCAACTATCTCACCTGACTGAAATTTTTTAAAACTAAAAGGTGATGCTGATTTAACATCACATACTTCACCATCAATGATACTGTCTATATGTCCTGATACTCCTGACACTTCAACTTTTCTTTGTTGGTCTTTGATAGTATGTCCTGCAAGTTCTGCTAAATATAAAACTAAATGTTCAATGATATGACCATACAAGAATTTTAAATTTAATCCTGTGTCTTCATTTTTTCTATCTTTAGGACTATGTTTATCATACCATAGTTGTCTTGCAGGTTTACCAATAGAAGACATTCTAAGTTTACCTTCATATTTTTCTGCTTTTACTTGAGAAGTATTCCAAGCTAGAACAGCTTCTTTAATATTATTAAGAAAAACATTTAAGTTTTCCTCTGTCATGTTGGCAGGTTTACCAGTAGATATATCAGAAATCAATTGCTTGATGTCTGTTGCTATCGTACTAATGTGTTTCTGACCAGTTGTTTCCGATTTTATATTCGCCATTTAGTGGACACCTTACATTTAATTGTTTACCTGCATCTATAATTGATTGTACTGCTAACCTTCCAAACTCTTCGGCTCTACTTTCTTCAACCTCGTATTGAAATTCATCATGTACATTTACAACTGGAAATGCTTTGATTTGTTTATTTATAACATATTGTTCTAGTAATGTCAACGCATACTTCATAACAATAGCACCTGCTCCTTGCAACAAAGTATTTAATGCTGCATGAGGATGTCTTATAATTATTTTTCTTTGGTCGAGTCCTCTGACCCATCTTCGTTGAGCCACTCGTTCCACTTTTTCTCGTAAGCTTCTAAGACTTGGTGTTGCTCTAAGAAATTTTTCTTTAGTTCTTTCGCCATCTCTTTCCGAACCTCCGATGATACTTCCGATTTTTTTTGAACCTGCTCCATAGATAAATGCGTAGATAAAAGTCTTCGCCTTATCTCTTGATTCCAGACCAGCAGCATTTTGATTTGCTGTGTGTATATCTCCATTAACGACTTCATATATATAATCCTTATCATTCATGTAGTGTGCTAACATCCTTAACTCAAGACCAGATGCATCCACTCCTACTAGTTTATAACCTTTGTTTACTGTCCATAATGCCCTACATTCTTTACCATATGGAGAGTACACAGCAGGAATCTGAGCCATGTTGGGCGACTGGTGACTCATTCTTCCTGTTATAGTGCCATTAGTAATGACCTTGCCATGTACTCTACCATCTTCCTTAATAGCTTCTATCCAAGAATTTACTTGAGCAATTCTTTTCTGTAGCATTAAGTATCTGTTTATTAATTTAGCTTCAGGAATATTATGTATCTCAGATAATACTTTCTCATCAACAATGATATGTCCTTTATCAGTTTTCTTTTTTGGTTTCCATCCAAGCATAACTAATCGTTCAGCAATCTGTTGCCTTGAACCTAAATTAAATTCTTTGTATTTAACTTTAGTGAAAGGTACACCCTTCACATAACCTCTTGCTTTATTATTAGACTTAGGTATAAACTCTTCTTCTATTTTTAATGGAGGAAAAGTTTCTCTAACTTTAGAAGTTAAGTTATTCATATCTTCTTGAAACTTAGATTGTAATTCATATGCTTCAACAACATTAATCTTAAATCCTCTCTCATGTTGTTTCTGAATTATTTGTGCAACCTTATGTTCCAATTCAACTGATTGTCCAAAGTCTTTTGTTTTATTAATTAAAAATTTATAAAGTCTTTCGGTTAGTTCAACATCATTTCTACAATAAGTTAACATATCTTCAGAAAAGAAATCAAACTGTTCAAAATGTATTT